TGGTTCCTCCAAATATCTCAAGAGTGGAATTCAAAATGGTTGCTCCTATTACATCGAGAGTAGAGTTCAAAGTGGTTGCTCCAGTTACGCCAAGAGTGGATTTCAAATTGGTTACTCCAGTTACACCGAGAGTGGAATCCAAATTGGTTGCTCCAGATACATCAAGAGTGGAATTCAAAATGGTTTCTCCAGTTACGCCAAGAGTGGAATTCAATATGGTTCCTCCCGTTACACCGAGTGTAGAATTCAAATTGGTTGCTCCCGTTACACCAAGAGTGGAATTCAAAGTGGTTGCTCCTGTTACATCAAGAGTAGAATCCAAAGCAGTTGCTCCTGATACATCCAGAGTAGAGTTCAAGGTGGTTGCTCCAGATACGTCAAGGATAGAATTTAAAGTGGTTCCTCCAAATATCTCAAGAGTGGAATTTAATGTGGTTGATCCAGTTACATCAAGAGTGGACTTCAAATTGGTTACTCCAGTTACACCGAGAGTGGAATCCAAATTGGTTGCTCCAGTTACATCGAGAGTGGAATTCAAATTGGTTGCTCCAGATACATCAAGAGTGGAATTCAAAATGGTTTCTCCAGTTACGCCAAGAGTAGAGGTCAAATTGGTTGCTCCAGTTACATCGAGAGTGGAACTCAAGGTGGTTGCTCCCGTTACACCAAGAGTGGAATTCAAAGTGGTTGCTCCTGTTACATCAAGAGTAGAATCCAAAGCAGTTGCTCCCAATACATATAATTTCGAATTAAATGAAACATCGTCTGTTACTTGGAGGCGACCATTCATGTTAACCAAACCAGTTGACGCGCCAATAGTTATAAGTTCGCCACTCAAACCAAAATCGATTTGTTTTGTATTTCTTTTCAGTAGTCCGAATGAAACATCAGTTGTTATGAGTTCGCCTCTATCGTGTATAATTAAATCACCATAGAGGTTTAAAGAACCTATTACGTCCAATGTGCTCGAATTGTCTCTATTCAATAATGATGGTGCGTAAGTTAATAATAATCTTCCTGTGTCTGGTGTTGTAGTTAGTGTATGTGTAGTTAAAATATTATTATTATTAGTCATCGTAATACTTGTTATATCATTCAATGTCTCTCCTATTAAATATTCTCCAGTGCCCGCACCATTAATATAATCGTTGTTTATTTGTGTCCATGTTTTGTATCTGTCGTGACTAATATAGATTTTCCCATTATTACCAACGACAATCGCTTCAGTTTCTGATTTTATATGAACATCGTTTAATGATATATTATTTACAATAGTTGTCTCACTATTCCAAGTTAGACCTCCATTGTTTGTGTATGTTATTATTCCGTCTCCTATAGCAATAATATTATTTGAATCATATACGAAAACTTTTTTATAGTCTTTATCTGTATCAGTATTATAAGAAGCGTTTTCTCTTTCTATAAAAATGTTATTTGGGGTTGTATAAGTTGTTCCGTTCATCGACGAATTCACTGTAAATGATTTAATATTTCCACCATGTCCAACAGCATAAATTATGTTGCCGTGTCCTTTAACATCGTTTGTTATAAACCCAATTGATTTTGGAATAGAAGGATTACCAATAGAATCTAATGTAAATATATCTATTTTGTCCTCTCTTGATGTAATGAAATGATTGTTTTGACTCTCAAAATAACTATATATACTGCTACAAACAATACCGTCATTTATTGAATTTACACCAACAAATCTTGTTATGTATGCTCCAAATTCACCACCATCATTTGGAATTGCATTCGTCGATACAAAAAAACCAGCACTAACATTATTATCGCTACTGGTTTGTATAATTATACATCTTACTCGGTCATTAGTAAAAATGTCTTTCACTATGGCTGATGTGTTTTTCGAAAAATTATCACTATTGGCTATATTCAGACCTGGAATAGTTGTCCATGAAACTCCCCCGTTGATAGATTCATATACGTTTAATTGTCGAGCGTCAGTATCATATGAACCTGAGGCAAGTGAGTGTTCTCCGTGAGTGAAAACCTTCAAAAATCTCATGTTTCTTTCTTCTTGAATATTTATTTGACTATCTGATATATATGTTGCACCGTTTACGTCGAGTGAATACTGATCGACTTGCGAAATGTATTTATTTATACTTATAGTATTATTGTATTTCTCTTTATTTTGTCCAGACACTATCATTATCGCTTGTGTTTTTTCGTCATAATTATTTGAAACGTCTAATACAAGCATGCTCCTACTGTTATCTATCGGGTAAGCACCACCGCTTATTACTGCCCCAACACCGTCTGGTGTTGTTATATTCATACTTGTAATAGATGATGAATTTTGCGATATTAGACTAAAAGCATTACCTTGAGAAATTGTATCGTCTTTATAGTATAAATTTTTATAGGTTCCGTTGGAAATATCATAAACTACCATTGTTTCATTATGAATATGACCCTTACTACCATCGGTAGAAATAGATACTTGTGATAATATACGAGTATCTTGTCCTGTTATAATTTCTAGGATTCCACCGTTTAAGTATTTTATTTCCGAGTCTGGAGTATTTTTATTGTTACTGACATCAGTTCCACCGTAAAACTGGATAGACGACGAGTTGTCGTCTTTAACATTTACAGCAATACCGTTTTGTAAATAATTACGAGCAATTATATTTCTATTATTGGACTGGTCAGAATATACATTTAATACTGATTCGTACGAACCTACAATATCAAGCACCGCTAATGGATCCTCTGTATTTATACCCAGTCTGCTATCGTCTGTTCCTTTTAAAAAAAAACCTTCGCCTGATGATGTAATTATTAATTTACCTTTTACCTTCACGTCACCCTCGATAAAAATATCGGAATTTGATATAAGATCGGATTTTAATTGAATTAAATTTGAACTATTAAATCCTAATGTAACACTACCAAGTAGTTGTGTTTCACCGATAATCTGAAATTCTGTTAAGAATTTATCACGAACCGTGAACTTGTCTGCGATAATATTATTTACTGAAATGTTATTATAACTGTCTAAATTTTTTATACCACCATATTGTTTCCAAGACATAATTGGATTCTATACAATTATGTCTTATTTTTTTATATATAATAAATACGGATACTGTTTTATTTATACTAAACTCATTTTTTTCGTGAACTATAGTATATTTGCTTTTCGTAATAAAAAAATATTAATACTATTTTTGTTGTATGTGATGATATCTATTTTTCTTAACGTTTGTATTAGTGTAAATTAACAGTGACGCATTGAAGCGGGTTAAATCTTTATTACTTTTGTTACAGAATATTTATATTGCGATAAATCGTGTATAGTTTTAGTATCGTTATTGTTGTTATCTATTTCGGGTGTTTCATTATCGTTATCGTCGCATTCAACATACTCTATTTCAGGGATTTTTTTATAAAACTTTATAACTTTGGGATTTGCTCGTATCTTATTTGGGTTAAAATCACTCAAATAAAGACCTTCTAGTGACTTTACACGTGACATCGCAACATATGTTTGTCCGTATTCAAATATACTAGTTCCTATATCGATTTGAGCCATATTAAGTGTGGCTCCTTGAATTTTATGTATAGTCAGTGCCCAGGCGAGTTGTAATGGATATTGTTTAAGCGCTATTATCGGGTGGTCGACCGACTGCCAGTGGTGTTTAGACAATACCATTTCTATTCCATTCGTGAAGCGTATATTCGGTGTTCTATTTTTTCCTATCAAATCTATTATTATTCCCTGTGAACCATTACATATCCCGTTTTCCAAATCGATATTCGCTGTGCACATTACTAATGCACCTATCTTTAATTTCAAATGTTCGCTACATTGTGCGTTTGATAATAATGCATTTATCTCGTATTCCTTTTCTGTTGCGGTCATATTATTACATGTTTCTATAATGTTCGGTTCTATAGTTACTCCTGATTCCAAGTATACACGACAATCGTATATTTTATCTATATCATACTCTTCTTCTTTACTATCTAATTTACCGAACATTACTTGGTTGATGTAATCAACCCGGGATCTTACGGGAAATAACTTTGGAATGTTGATACCATTATTTCCTTCGATATTATATATACGTTTACTATGTTCTCTCAATATCTTTGTATTTTCCTCGTTTAATTCTCCTTTGCGCACCTGGGATAAAATTTCGATATATTTTGAGTCCTTTTGTCTAAACATTGTGTTCAATTCGATATGATTGTCTAATGGGATTACGGAATACCATAATGGCGACTCGAAACAAAATTCAGATGTATCTGGCTCGTTTATGTTTCCAATTGGTGGTAGTTGAAAGAAATCACCAGTCAATATAACTTGTAATCCACCAAACGGAAGGGCGTTACACCTTGTATATCTTGCTAATTCTTCCAATGTTTCAAATATTTTTTTACTCATCATTGAAACTTCGTCAATAATGAGAACATGAATACCTTTCCAGTTATTTTTAATATTTTTACCTCTTAATGCTCGTTCTACTATTTGTTTCTTGGCTCCTTTTGCCATCTTTATACCACTCCAAGAGTGTATTGTCTTAGCATTACAACCAAGTAGAAGAGATGCACACCCAGTAAGAGCACATACTTGTATTTTCTTGCCTCTTTTTATTGCGTCTTTTATAAACTCTTGTATTAAGTGTGTTTTACCGACCCCGCCTGGACCGGTAATCAATAAATTTTTACCCTCTTTAAATAAATCCAAAGAATATTCTTGCTCGTCTGATAGTGTCATTTTATTTTTTGTTGATTGCTATAGTTTATATAATGTTATTTTTTTATTTCAATTTTTTTATTTCAATTTCATGTACACATTTGGAGCAATTATTAAAAGAGAACCTAATCCTTTTTTCCAGGTTATAATGTCGCCGTTGAATACTCCACCATATATGTGCGACATAATAATACCAACATATGAAAGTGGTGCATAAATAGAAGGTTCTAAACGAGTCATAGCATAAAAACTTAAAAAATAACCAAATAATCCAATCACCATATTAACAATAAAGGAAGATTTAAGTAATATATTAAATGATATTCCATTTGGATTAACAAATAGAGAACCTAATAGTAAAACAGCACCTAAAAAGTAAGAAATAAACAAATGATTCCAATTGTTTTTAGTTTTCAAATCACGAACTATGAAATATAATAAGGCCTCGGTAAACGCAGCTGTAAAAACCATAAAAACCGAGAATGATATAATAGTATAATCTTCCTTTTCTTCTGTTTTTTCATTTGTTTTTTCATTTGTTTTTTCATTTGTTTTTTCATTTGTTTTTTCATTTGTTTTTTCATTTGTTTTTTCATTTGTTTTTTCATTTGTTTTTTCATCTAGGTTCTCTAAATGTTCTTTAGTTTCTATATTTTCATAAACTAGTAATGCTACTCCGATTAATGGGACAAGTAACATAGGTGATATTTTTTCACCAGCCATTAATAATATCATGAGTGGATATGTGTAAAAAATCGTATAGGCGACTCCACTTTCAAGTCCCTCGAATCCCTTATAAGATGCATAAATATGAATCATTGTTGTTAAAGATAGCAATAATCCAGTTTTACTGAATAGGTTCTCTTTTATAAATTTATAATCAATAAACAAAAAGGAAATAAGTGAATACGGAACGAAGCGAGTAAGTAACTTCATATCAAATGGAATATCAATATTTTTAACAATTGATGGGTAAAGACTAAGTAATGATTCTGATACGATTTTACTAATTATTTCTGTTATCATAATTATATCTATACTGTATTGATAAAATTATGTAAATATCGATGTTTTGTTTCACCGTGTTCTCTATAATTACTCGTGTTCTATTTTAAGACAGAATGAAAAGTCATCACCATTTAGATTTATAGTGTTACCAAATTCATTTATTAATTGGACACTTAACTTCTGAATATCAACTTTTCCAGTATAAGAGCGAATATCAGACATCAACAACCCGTTACGTAGATTAGCTGGAAGAATGCTTCCAAATGGATAATCTTGTTTCGAAACACTAATACGCGCTAGAATATTTTTATTGATTAAAGAATTAGGTAATGGACATACAAACGAAGACTGATTACCACTTGTTGTGAACTCATCCACAACTAAATATAAATATCTAGGTCCCGTTAGACTAACTATTGCGGTTGAGGTGTGTCCAACAGTTTTTAATGCGGCAAGTGCCGTTCCAGTGAATGTGTATACAGGTTCACGAAAACCCAATAACCAACCAAGCGAAGATTTAAATCCAAAACGAGAATAGTTACCGTCTTCATCTATAGTAAAATCGAACTTCATAATAGTAGGAATAACATCACCCACGAGTTTTATATTGGTTTTAACATTGATAGTAATTGTATTACTAGACGCAATTAGAGTGGTAATAACAGACGTCAATGTAACACTATTGTATTCCCCGTCTGGGACGATTATTATTTTAACTAGAGAGTCTTGAGTAATCTCAAAACTATTATTACCAAGTGTGCTTGAAATATTATAATAAGACATAGGTATTTCCGCATTTACAATCGATATATTACGCACTTCATTATAACGTTCTGGTAAAGAAATATTTTGTTTTGATAATGCATCCGTTTCATAATTATTCTTGAAACGAGTATCAATATTGATATATTTTGTCTTACCTGATTTCATTACATTAGTCATAACCATATGACTACCATATTGTGTTGTAGTTGCTCCTAAAAACGTTTCTTTATTATCAAGGTACTTACTCATGTTATATAATATACAGAATGATTATATATTATATAATATACGCTTTTATCTTCATTACTATTTATTACATATTACACATAAACCAAAATCTTTTCCATTTACACAATTACATATTCTGTTCTTAAATGCAGGTTCAGCATATTTATACTGTAATTTATTATTGACAGTGTCCCAAACCGGCGGAACACTACGCCCAGGTGCTTTCATTATAGGTTCACAAGTACTCTGGAAACTTTTCAAGGATGTACGGTTCGCTCGAGTGTCTGTATCATTACATACTATGAAACTAGGACAATTCGATACATTCATAATCATATCAAATATTTTCGTTTTATTCGGAATAGATAAATCATTTAATACAGGAATGGAACTTGTAATACTACCTTCTAAACTATACTTTTTAAAATCTATATAATCCTTTGCGTCTAATACACTCTTATAACCAAGTAGACCATTCCCTTTTATATTTCCTATTATGCTTCCATCACCAACCAATTTATGAGAAATTTGTTTTCGTTTGATATAATCTCCTTGCGACATTTGTATATTTTATCCATATATATTATCATTAGCAGGTGAATATGAATATTGACAAGTAATAACTTATATAAGCAATCGAAAAACCAATAATACAACCAACTAATAATTGTGTAATACTATGACGTTTAAACCGGTATCTTTGTAATATCGTAAGAGTTCCAATAAAACTACTACCTATCAATAGAGTCACTGATTTCGTCACCAAATACAAATATAATATAGACGACGAGACAGATTGCGCATGTCCAGAAGGCATTCCATATTTTTCCACTCCATCTATTGTATCAAATGATTTATATATCATATCTTTATCAGATGTAACGGGTCTAGGTGACTGGATTGTATTTTTCAGTATCTTGTTTACACATGTATTAATTACTACTACAACCAAATATAATTTCAAATACTTTGCACGTCCCCATAATACGAATATCGAGATTATAAATATTATTATTGGACCGAAAAAACCTATATCGTCTATTATTGGTATGTATGACATACTATATATAACATTTATATAATATCAGATAATCATATTTATCATCACCTAACTATTTTTTATATATTGGCCAAGGTTCTTATCGTATATTTGTTCACATACGAAGGAAAAACTCCAATTATCCTGATTTAAATTTACAAGACTTCCTTTATCAGTTAATAATTTAACAGAAATTCGTTGTATATCAACTGGTCCAAAATAACTACGTGCTTGTTCTTGTAGTGTTATACCTTCTTTTACAAATAGTTGTCCAGTGATCAAACCAGAGACGCTTAACGGAACAACAGCAAAAACATCCTTGGCTATAATCTTCTGGTTCGCTTTGAAAATATCACTTTTTTTTGATTCTGATGTTTCGATATTCGATGAAATAGCAGTCAATTGTTTGAGTGTAAGATTATTATTATTTTTATCTTTCACGGATAATAATAAATTTCCATTTTCGTCACAACTCATCGCCGTACGTTTTGCGTAGGAAGGTATATCAAAATTTGTGGATGGTGGTGTTCCTAATACAACCGCGGATGGTAATCGATTATTATTATAGTCATCTAACACTATAGAAAAATCATTATAAAGATTTACATTTAACTGTTGTTTACTTATAAATTGTTTTACGTCTTTAATTGCTGAGTTTATAACACTTTTCAATGGATACTCAGTATCGTCTCTATAACCTAAAATAAAACCAATTGTACTATCATACGTTGTATTTTGAATACTGGTTGAGCCAGTATTACAACTCGAAAAAGTATTATCGTAAAACACCACTTTATAATCACTCGCTCTAAAAAAACGGTTCAAGTTGAAATCTATAAAACAATATTCTTTACCATCTATTGTTTTTATACCAAAAGATACATTTTCTGATATGATTTTACCATCATAAATGGTCGCGATTTTTAATGACTCGTTTATTTTTGTTATTAACTCATTTCTCGTATAATTTCCAAATGGTACATTTATATTTACAGTATTATTATTAAATATATCATATACACCGTTACTACCACCATCGATATCAACAGGTAATGGTTCTATTATAATTTTACTGTTCGTATTTGTAATTGTTATTACGTCTTTATCTATTGTCTTATCAACGGTTATCTTAGAATTACTAAATAAATTATAAGAAGAATCCAAATGTAACATTGTTGTCCATATATTATTATCCGTATCAGTTGAGTTATTATCTGTATCAGTTGAGTTATTATCTGTATCAGTTAAATGCATTTGGTAATTCGTTTCATCAAGATAATCACTTACATTCAATGATAATTCGAATCTACCAATAGAAAGACCAGCGTCTACTTCTTCAATTGAAATACTACTATTTTCTAATAAATTAGGTTTATTGAAAGACGTATTTACATATGCATGTAAAGATTCATTTATCAGGTTAGTCAATCCAGAAAGTCCACCCAAATCGCCCGTTTTAAAACTTCCATCACCATTAATATAATCACTACTTGGTTGCACATTTATATGTGGTAGACCTCTTATAGGTCCATCGGGTTTCGGTTTCAATTTTAATATATAAGGCGTATTGTTAGCAGTTATTTGTCCGGATAAAAAATATCCTCCTGCCCTTATTATCCATCCAGTTTCAGTTATTTTTATAGTATCACCATTTATTGTTATATTTTCGTTTGTTACGATATTATTTGATAAATCGAAGTCATTATATTTACTTTCAAAAATAGAAAACTCCCCATTCCCTAGTATTTTTCCCAAAATAGTTCCAGATAAATCTAATAAATAATTAGAAATACCCAGATTATTAAATATAGCAATATCCAATTTTAAACTATTATTATCCAAGCGTATTATATTTTCATTAGATTCAGTCTTATTAAATATGAGTGTATTATGATTGTCAGAAAAGGTCGTATTAATAGTGTCAAATCCGGAATTAATTGTTGCAAGAAATTCGTCTATCGTGTATCCGGTGTTATTTGTTGGTATAACAATTTCAAACTTATTTAATTCGTCTCCGTCGCTGGATACTCCATATAAAGGTTTAGTTGTTACAAATTTCATCTTAATAGAACGTGATGAAGGAACTAAAATACGGTCTTGAACTGCCTCTTCTTGCGATATAACATCATTCAATATTTTATAATTATAACTGATATCAAGATATGTAGTAATTCCATCAGTTTTAAATTTTAAATCATCTGTCCAAATACTTTTATTCGTATCACTTTCATTAAATGGAAGCAAAATGATAACCTTGGTATTTAAATGATTAATAGAGTCATCTCGATTCAATTTGACTTTTAAGTAATTTCCATTAACATCATTTACATATTCAGAATTATTATCGATTTCATTATTTTCCATTAATATGGTATTTATTTTATCACTGATATCATGTTTTATTCCATTACTAAAAACCAAATTTATTGTTTTTAATACATTTGTCCCATCAAAATTATTTTCACTATTCTGTATATACCTTAATATTTTTATATTATTATTAGATGCGTCTATAGCAACAATGGGGTCATTACCATATAAATCTGAATACAAAGTATAACTATTAAGTGTGTTGGTAGTAAATCCCAAAAAAGATGGTATGGATAATGTATTGTTACGCTCATTTGTTATAGGATTATCATATACCGGTGTTATATAAGGAAACATCACACGAAAATAATTAGAATCATAATTTTTCTTAATACTTATAAAAAATTTTGTCTTTCCTGAATTAACTGTGTATCGCATTTCAGTTAAATTAAGTGACACATCTATTATATATGGATTATTTATCGAATTATAATCATCACTCGCCTCTTTACCCTTTAAATGGTTTAAGGCATCATTTAGTGTTGCTATTAGTGATGTGCTAGTATAATTTCCAGGTTCGATTGTGATTTTTATATCGTGTGTTTCATTATCTATACCGGGTGAATTTCCTTTAATATAGAAAAAATTACTACCATAATCCTGACTAATTGTATACCACGAATAAGGTATAGAAATTGAATATAATTTCAATTTCACTACATTTTTAAGGGTTTCTGATAAATTTAACGTAAATGATGCAGAAGTTGTTCCGGATGGATTAAACCTGGACGCGCTGTTTATTGAAACGACCCGTTTTGTTGCTTGATTTATAATTAATCCATTCTCGTCTGTCGCATATGCCAATGGATAAGTAAAAGTAATATTTGATTTACTGTTATTATTTTGTCCCTCAATACCGGTAGTAATAGAAGTATCTATTGCAGTTGAATCTTTTGGTAATACAAAATCTCTTATATTTGCAGTATCGAAATTAGAGTATCTCGAATCATTGTTGTATTTTTTTAATACACGATTTCGATTATCGCCAACACCATCACTATTATTGTCAGTATCTTCGAAAAAATATTTATAAATATCTATCATAAACTTTATAACTTGGTCATATTCATCATCATTTCCATCTGTTCTCGCCTTTGCGCTTTTATAATTATTAATCATACTCAATATCTTCGCTTCTAACTCTCGGTCACCAATGGTTGGCTCCACATCCAATAATTCATATAAGTCTTGAGGTTTATTATCGTATTGGTCTATATTAAATTCACTCATGATACTTGTTTTCTATGTATTACATTTATATTTATTGCTTATTTAATAATAAATTACGTGTCTCAAACATAGTGTATATATATTGAGCTAAATCTATAACCGGCATAATACGATATAGTAATACTGGTGGGAAAGCAGATAATCCATGCCCTCGTTTCATATGAAAATGCCCTCTGAAACATAGTATATCGAATGCTTTCATAATTTCTTCTTCCTCACCGTTCATATCTTTACGGTCTATCCGACATTTACCAGTAAATACGTAACGATTATAGTTTTGGTTATTATACACAGAATATTTTCTCAGTTTCGGGTGGTTATTCACCTTTCCTATACCCATTATCTTGTTCTTATCGTTATTCATTTCGAGAACGAACATCATTGAGTCTAATGCGATTTTTTTATTAATGAGTGTGGGAGCACAATATATACATCCTATTTTAGTCTTTTTCGACAGAAAGTCACAGTTCTCATTCCAAGTAGAATTACTAAAGCGACTTGTGATGAGACTATATGATTTTTCCGAGAGTAAGTCCTTTGATTTATTCGTTTCGTTGCGTTTACTTTCTTTCACTTCATTTTGGTTAGGTTTTTCCATTATATTTTGGTTAGGTTTTTCCATTATATTTTGTCTTTTTTATCATTGGTTACAGATACAATATAATAGTTCAATTTTATACACCTCTATAAATATCTAACGAATCTGTATATCTCATAATATGTATAATGAATCATTAAAACCGACTAATAATTTAATCCGACCAGTGGATTTAGATTCTTCGCAGTCAACAACCGTAAATTACTGTCTAGGTGCTGACTCAAAGATAATAGATATAAAACAAGATACAAGTATTGACATAGAAATAGATACGCAAGATGATAAAGTAGGTATAGAACAAGATGTATATTATAATACAAGAAGTATACATACAGATGAATATTTTATGAATAAATTAATTACTACACTGGAACCTTATAGTAAAATAAACAAAACAATAAATAATGCAACACTTGTAAATAATGTCGAGATGATGGATAAGTTAGAGAGTTTTAATTCAAATATCGATATACGTGCTTCAAATAGCCCGATGACTTTATCAAAAAGTGGAAGCGAGTCGAGTTTTGAGAATTCAGAAGATATTGATAGAATAAACTATACATTAAACAAAACGAAACAAAGTTTGACTTTATTAAAATCACCTCTTAAACCATCTGCTAGAGCATCTATAGCTTCTAATATGCGGTTTGAAGTTACTCAAGGGTTTTATAATGATGATGACGAAATAAAAACCCAACAATCTAAACCTAAAAAAAAACCTTTTCGTAATCTATCACTCAAAGAAATTGAACATTCGTTAGAAATACATGATCGTAGTCATAGATTGTCGAACGAACTGGATATTATAATTACATATTTAAATGGTCAGAAAAACTTATATATAAATTCTAGAAAATACACTAATTATAAATTGAATTTATTAATGTTACCGACACTTATATTATCATCAGTTATTACTATCGTATCTCCGTTTGGATGTGATTATGAATGGTCTAATTTCGTATTAACTATACTCAACGCTACTATTACATTACTTGTGTCTCTGGTCACTTATTTTAAACTGGAATCCAGGTGTGAGATATATTCTCATCTATCATCGCAATATGATAAATTACAAACTGTACTCGAAATGGCAAATAGTCGTTTAATAATCATGGATAATGAACGTGACCAAGATGAATTAGTATCAAAAACGATGCAGGAATTTGAATTAAAAACATTTGAGATAAAGGAGTCGAATATATTTTTTGTTCCCGAATATGTTAAAAGTTTATTCCCGATAATAAGTCATATTAATATTTTTTCGTTCATTAAACGTATCGAAACACATAAAAAAAATTTAATATATAAATATAGATATACTCATAATGAGATGCGGTATATTTTATATAATGCTGATATAGAGACATATGATGAGCGTTGTAAATTGCGATTAGCATATCTTGTTGATTTCAAGACGAAACTCAGAGATGAACTAATTGAATATAAGACTGTTTATAGTTGTATGGATGATGCTTTTATACAAGAAATAAAAAACGCCGAAGAACAAAAATTCTGGTTTATACGTAGATTGTCTGGGCATAAAACAGAAATTGAACAACCAGATATCATAAAAAAACATATACCCAAATTATAAACCATTGAACATTGAATTCTTCAAGGGTGTAAATACTCATAATTTATACGGTCTATTACTTTCCATTATACGCCAAAATTGTGGTGTTGTCTCATCATGTACTATATTGATATATTGACCTTTCAATAATCTGTTCTTCAAATCTGTATTCCCGTTAGTATCATCCCATTCTATATCTATCATAACACACCTATAATCTGTGTTATTTTTTGGTATCGACTCTAATAACTTTGCGATTTCACCCCATTTTAATTTACGTACGATACTGAAAATATACTCTCTCGTATAAATTGTCTCTATTCGTGGAATACATAATTGCATAAGGTGATTTATTACTTTATTAGTTAAAATTGAAAAAAGGTTTATTTTTCAATTTTATAGAAAATTTTGTTTTCATAGTACCAGTATAAAGGTATAAAGTTATCTTTCAATTATATATTTTTTTTATTTTTTTTTATTTTTCTGCCTCAAGTATGTATATTAGCGTTTTGAATTTATCAATACCCATTTTTATATTGTCTTATGCTGTTTTGAGACAAGTTAATACATATAGTAATCTTTATATTCGTTATATAAATACAAACTTTATAACATTAGTTTATAACTAGTATATTATTATGTCCTGGGTATTAGATGAAGAGAAATTATTAAACATCCAAGAATGTTACTCTAGAGAGATGTTTACCTCTATTTCAGCACATTATATATATATAAATGAGAATGATTACATAGATAATATTAAATGTGAAGAAGTATATTTCAATTGGGATATAAGTAAGAATGTAGGAATTATACCAAATAATATATTATTGAGACTAATAGAAGAAAATAAAACATGTCGTGGTATTACTTATAAATTTGATGAAGGTTCTCTATTCAATATAAATTTAGAACCAGATGATATTCAAAGTTATTCGGAATCTACTTTGAGTTCGGTTCCTACTAATACGTTTTTCAGTCAGTTTACCATACTTGATGACTTACATTTAAACCCAAGTATATTTATCTTTCATGAATTAAATTCTCTGTATTTTATATTTCGTCAAATTACAAAGAAACAAAATCACACATCCATTTTAAAAATTATTGATGGAGAACCAAACAAAAAAATATCCACTACGAGACGTGTTAGAGTTAAGCTTCCGAATAAGAAAAACAAAACACGTAAATACTTAGAAAAATAATATAAATATTTTCTAATACCTACCTTATAATGAATAAATCAGAAGATTCAGAAGAAGATTGTGTAACATTAAAATCAAACGAAGTAATTAATTATAATTTCAGTCACGATTTAATTGAACTGTATCTCAATTTATCTAGGAAAAATGACCCGTTAATTATAAATACGATTTATAATAATTATTGCCACTCGATCCAATGTGTAATAGATGATAAAACTATTGATGAATCCGGTAGGAAAAGACGTCTGGTATTATTATACAAGCTTATCGCACAAACAAGAGATATTGTATATGGTAAAGGTGAACGACTTCTCGCATATGTGTTAATTTGCGCATGGTATAAATTTTATCCCGTTTCTGCGTCCTTCGCTATAAAGACAATGGTTACTAATAATGATAACGATGAAGATTTATATTCTCCTTATGGTTCTTGGTGTGATATAAAATATTTTTGTGATTATGTTCATCATGTAGAATACATTGACGATGATTCTAAAAATAAACTAGTAGACACTGCCATCGGTATTATGAACCACCAAATTAATAAAGACCGTATTTCTTGGAATTACACATTAAAGATTTATCTAGAAGATAAAATGAATAATCCTGCCTCTTTTTTAAAACGTCCAAATGGCAGAGATGTTATGACTTTTGCTGTAAAATGGTGCCCTCGTGAAAAAAGTAAATTTGGTTGGCTCTACGAACTGATTGTGTTTCAATGGAATAGTATGTTTTCACCAAATACACAGTTTGTAACAAAAGAGCAAATTGTTATATGTAAACGTAATTATAGAAAAATGATTTCCGCACTTAACAGGGAACTAGATACAACTCAAATTAAACAATGTGCTAACAAATGGTCTACTATAAAACCTGAAAATGTTTCTATTGGTACAATGGTATCACAAAAGACTGCTTTCGGTAAAACGATAAATCAAGATAGAATTGATTGTAATAATAATTTTAATGAATATTTTGAAGAAACTAATACAATATGCGATTATAAACTTTCTACTAACCGTAGTATGTTACCTTTATCCACAATTGTTCAGTATGCTATGAATTACATACAAAATGGTATTCGTGACGAAAGAAAGAAAACTTGGATTAACAACATATGGAATAAAAATATGAACCATTTGAATAAAAGTGTGTTAACAAATTCTATCCCTATAATCGATATCAGTTGGGACATCGATAAAGATTCCAGAAATACCGCCATAGGTCTTGGTATCGCAGTTGCAATCAAGTCAAATATCAATCGTATTATATTGTTTGATACTGTATCTTACTGGTTTTCAGTTTCACCTAATCAAGAATTTATATCTATTATAGAACAAATTTTAAATAGAACTAAAACTGCTACGTTATCTAACATAGATTCCGCATTCTCTCTTATTGCAGAAGCTTTCGCATCGACTGTTACAAATGATACTGATTCTATAAAGGACGATATGGTCTTTTTTATTTTCAATGGTGGTAAGACAATTAATACTGCTCTTAAAGAACAATTTCGTTCGTCAACTTTCATTTTTTGGAATATACAACGAACTGGTTATTTGAACTATAAACTTATCGATTCTGCTCCTGGTAATTTTTATTTATGTGGTAACAGTATTTCTGATATAAATAATATACAAAAATATTATATTGACCGTTTTAAAAATAGTGACCTCGGAAATTACATTGAAAATATTCTTAATAATCCGCGGTATAAATCTATGGAACGGTGTTTGATTGATGTTATGTAACAAAATTATTTATCTTATAAATAGTTATACGACAATTGAGTCTCTGGTGAATTACTATTTTCTTATAACCACTTAAAAGAATTATACTTTATATATTGTGGATATGATAATATTGTATTAATCATAATATGCCCGTGTGGCGCAATGGATAGCGCGTTCGACTTCGAATCGAAAGGTTGCGGGTTCGAATCCTGCCTTGGGTTATCGGTCTTTAATAATTACCACTTGTATATGAAATAGCATCGAATTTGTGTTTTGTTGAAACCACTTAAAAGAATTATACAATATATATTGTGGATATGATGACATTGTAACAATCATAATATGCCCGTGTGGCGCAATGGATAGCGCATTCGACTACGAATCGAAAGGTTGCGGGTTCGAATCCTGCCTTGGGTTATCGATGTTCAAGAATCGCATCGTTAAATAAGTATCCCTTCGCGTGAAAAAGTACGGAATTTGTTTTATAACTCACTTGGTTACTAACTAATTCATAATATAAATCTATCAAACACTGTTTCATAGATTTATGTAAAAATTGATTTTAATATAAAAGTATTTGTTTTTTATCATAAACACAATAATAATTATAAATGAATATCGATATACCAATTAAACGTTTCAAATATAGCGATACAATGACTATGCTTCTTGATAATTTCGCTAGAATACATCAATATGACGACCGCAAAGACTTTCGTAGATTTTGGGATGAATTCGTAATAGAGAACCATAACGCATTTGAATGTGAAGTGGGATTATTAGAATCGCGCGGATTTACTGGTGACCCTTATATAGCAATGTATAAAAGCACGAGGTTCTATTATAGAAAACTTTATATAAATGACTCTGTAACAAGTAATATCAAGAAAATAAAAACTCATCGTTATTCAAAATTTAATAATACGTTGCTTACACTTATTGATACAGTTATAGAAAAACATATATCTGAGAATATTACAAGACTAACTGATCACGAATTTATTTGTGATATCACACCTTCTTCTAGTTATAAAACTTTCTACGATGACTATGAAAATGACATAACTCTTCATATTGGTGATTATGTTAGACAGATGCAGTCGGTAGGTGGTGAGATTGTATCTAGCATAATTTCAAATAAACTAAAAAAAACTTTCAAAAATAGATTCTATAAGATTCAAGAGAAACTCAAATATAAACTATAATAATTATACTTATCGCCCTTCACCACTATTATAATTATCTAAACTTTTTTTTCCACAATTTTTATTATCTATTTTTTTTTTACTACAATTTGTTGGTGACTCAACGTTACGTGCCATAACTTCCATTCTTTTTTTTAATATGTGTATTTCTGATATATCATATTTTTCTACACCAAAAAATTTAATGAGATTCTTATTATGTATGTTAGTCATCTATACTATTGTATTATATTTAATTATTTATCTATTAACAGTTTTTAATAACGGATATTAAGGTTCTCTAATTACATATTATAATTTATGACGCATATCAACTCTTTTGCCTTTGTATTATTATATCTATATAGCTCTGTTAAACTTGTATTTATTACATATCCATTTGATTCGAAATATGAAAAGATTTTTGGTATGTCATCGCGTTCCATATATGTCTTTGTGGATGGATATTTTGTCAAGTAATATCTACAAGTCGTGTTATAAGAATATTGAAATTGTGATAATTCTCGATGTTTCGCCTGGAACACACATTGCCTTATAGGACCGTCGGGCATTATATCCAAACTTATTACAGATTTGTACTCATTGGATATTGATTCAAGTATTGTTTCGATATATAGAGCAAATGTTTTATTTGATACTGTGTCGAATGGACTGTTCATATTATTCTATTTTTATAATATGTATATATATTTATTTATTTATCATAATATTTATTAGTTATTTAAAGACTTTTCTTCTATTTAGTATGGCGAGAATACACGCCACATCTTTTATATCATTCGTAGTGATAAAGATATGTATTCCTTACAGCAGTTTAATTAATTGGAATACAGACCCAACTAATTAAACCAACGAAGAATTCAATCCATATAGCGATTTCAAATGTTCATCGGTTTAATTATTGTTTATCGTATCGTTTTATTATTTTACTGCTTTCGTATATGGGTCTATTCCAGCAGATATTAAAATCTGTTTGATTAATGATAATTTATCACTATCAAATCCAACCCCAAATGAAGGTAACCCGAATGCAGCAATATAGTAACTAAATAATGGTGCTAGAGTAAACGTCTTTTTAAATCCGAAAGAACCACACGTATCTGTTATTACTTCTTTTTCGTTTTTACCTGATAATACATCCTCTATTCGCCTTTCTAATATAGAATTTTTAATCGACATTGATAAATGCTGTGTGTATAAAGCATATCCATTTATTGAACCATTCAGACCATCCAATGTTATCTGTAATAGTGTTCTTAAATTGTCATTTGTTGCCGCATCGTATTGCTTTCCTACTTCATCGTGTAGTACCAAACTCTGATTCAAATCGGTTGGAATGTCAGCGTATTCGCGGTTCGCCATTCGTGAAGTATATCTTGTACTTATAGTATTTATTGAATTTACTACTATTTCTGAAAAAACCAAGTCTGTGCTTTCTAATATTATCGGTTCCTGTATCGTATTCGTAAAAACTGTTATTATACGTGTTGGTTGTGCTGTCATCGAACCTCCGCTTCTTACTCCCAATAAATCACTTGCGCGAGCCATAATCTACTATAGACTTATAAGTTAATTCCATCTTTTATGCGTAAAATTATATATATATAACATAAAGGTTTCTAATGAACTTTATTACGTTTCTCTATTCGATTTTATCTACTATTGGTTTTGTTTCATATGCGGATGCTATAAATATTACTACCATTACCCAAGTGATGTCATTAACCGCCTCCGCATATTGTAGTATACCCGAGTTGGAACAATGGAACTGTAATACTTGCAGTCAAAATGTTTCGGATATTACCATCATTGACGACAATACGCGTATTATTATGGCTTACGATTATTCTTTATTGTCTAATTTCGTTTCAATTCGGGGTAGCTCCGATATTAATAATTGGATTTCTAATCTTAAAACACGTATTATATATCCATTTATTGATAAAAATATTGGAGTTCATAATGGTTTATATTATGAATATTTATTGTATAAAGAACGCTTGATTTCATACGTGAGGGGTTTGAATAAAGATGATTTACTTATTATTTCTGGCCATTCATCTGGCGGTGGACTCGCTACTTTATTAGCATATGATCTGGTGAATGAATATATTTTTTTAAACTCTAATATTTTGTTATACACATTCGGTTCGCCTCGAATTGGTAACGTTCATTTTGTCAATAGTTTTATCTCGCTCAATATTACATCCAATCGTGTTACGTATAAAAAAGATATAGTCCCTCATTTACCCGAGGAGTTATTCGGATTTGTTCATATACCACATGAAATATGGTTTACTACATCATCTAAATATGAACATTGTAATGATGCAAGTGGTAAAGAAGATAACTCGTGTAGTAATTCGTGTTCACCTTTTTCGTGTACTTCTATTAGCGATCATCTAAACTATTTGGATTCTGCTATTGGAAGTGACGCTTGTTAATTAACATTACTAGAATATATTCATAGGCATTGTTGCACGTCTGCGACGTCTTGATGGTCGACTCGCGTTTTCCCTTTTAGATGCAATAGATATATTAACTTCTTCTAATTGTTTCTTGAGTGCTTCTTCTTCTAATTGTTCCTTAAGTGCTTCTTCTAATTGTTTCTTGAGTGCTTCTTCTAACTGTTTCTTGAGTGCTTCTTCAGCTTGTTTTATCATTTCTTCATGTACTTGCTTCTTAAGTGACTGTTCCTCCGATTGTTTCTTGAATGCTTCTTCGTTGTCTACAGTTTTTTCTTCACTCATTGTATTATATTATTGAATGATATTTTTACATAAATACAAATATTTATTATGAATAAACATAAAAAATTATAAAAAATTATAAAAATTGAAAACCTTTCTTAAATTTAAGAAATCAACATATATTTAAAACAATCATATAAAATCCATCTATATTTATAAGTTATGTATAATGTTACTACCAAAATCAGTTTATCTTCAACCAGAAGAACCAATGTTATAGGAGGAGGAAAGTTCTGTAAAATATGCAAGGATGTTGGCAAAACACTTGAAGAGTATACCAGTCATTATGTTCGCGAAACACCCAATATTAACAGTAAGGTTTTATGTCCTACTCTTTTAATGTCACTATGTCGTTATTGTAAGCAATATGGACATACCGTTAAGCACTGTCCAAAGATCGAACTTAAGAAACAATCAGTTTCAAAAACATACGATTCGCATATCGTATCAAATAACTACTCTATACCTACTATAGAATCAAAAAATCAGACCCATGATAAATTTAATGGTGACTCTTTATACTGTGTACTCGATTTTGATAGTGAAGAAGAACAAGAAAATAAAAATGAAAATGAAAAGAAAAATAAAAAAACAGAAAAATATGAAAGTAAAGAGAAACAGAAATTAGAGGTTATATTAACACCTCCCATTAAGAGTGTCGCGTCATATGCGAATGTCTTTGATAAGTCACGTGTTAAGTCAACTTCACCTTCTATCGCGGAGTCATTAATCCCAGTCAAACTCTACTTTGATGAAACTACCGATATTGTTACATTATTCGATATTACCAAGAGGTGGGTAGATGACGAAGACATCGAAAATGCCATAGTTCTCAATATGATAAAAAAACATCCTTGTATATTTACAACTGATAACAATCACCCTCTTCGTAGCTTCGTATCTTTCGTCGATGCCCTTGCTAGTGATTATACAAAAGGATTTACAAAGTCCGTTGTTATTACCTATGATGCTTTTAATCAATTGTCTAAAAACTGGGAGACAGAGTTCTTCAAAACTCACGAAGGAAAGAATATGCTTGATGAGTCACCTGCGTATAATTCAAAATCAAGGTCTATTATAATGAATGAGCGTTATATATTATAGGTTACTCGTAACATTATAAAATACATAAAAAATATACACATAAAATACATAAATAAATAAAAAGGGTATATACCCCCCTTTTTTATTTATAATTTTACATTATTTAACATGTTAATATACTTCAAGAAACACTATCGTCATCATCTTCGTCATCATCATCTTCATCATCACTGAATACTTTTTTATGCAAATGATACTTATACGCTTCATTCATTGTGAACTGTGGACTATCCATATTGAACTTTTTCACTCGTGACATATTTGGCGTCTTTTTAGTATAATTTATTCTACCGAACTTCGGATTGTATACATATAGTTCATACAATTTATCATTTAAGTAGTCAGTCGCCATCCGTGTCTTTTCTAACCCGTATATATGGTATTGAGATACTAGATGTAAATAATAGTAAGGGCGTAATATACGAATTAAATCTTTTGCAGGAAAATCTCTCGGTATTATAATCTTAGTAGGATAATACATCTTTATCATATTACGCATTTCATTTATTATCGTTCCTTCTGTTGTATTATATATATAATCACGAAAGTATTGTTCGCGGATTAAACATTCATTTTCACTTCGAAATAAATGTAGATCGAAATCTAACCATACGAAATTATGGAATAATATTGGAAATTTAAGAGGGTTCTCCATCATCCTAAAATAAATAGTGTATAGAATAGATTTACTGAATGGAACATTATTATATGGATTTCGTATTATTAGGGGTTCCGCAAAATAGTAAGGCGAATTAACTAAGGATGTATTTATTATTCTTGTTAGATCGTATTTTGTAAATAAATATCGTGAGCCTTCGTGGTATAACTCAATGGTATCACGATGATTCGGTATTATATCGTCATACATCACATTTGTGGTTATTTGTAATTTTGATGTTTTATGCTTATATATTTGCGATAATTTTGAAAAACCACGATAAGCGCGCTGTGTAGTCGATATATTATTCATAAATTTGTTTTTTGTTTTGTAGTCGATAAATATATTATCCATTATTTCTTTTATTTTCTTGTATTTATGTTTTATACTATAATTATTAACTAATTTGTCTTGTAAATTGTATTCCATTTCTTCTCGATTGCATATTTCATAATATATACCGTTTATGTATTGATATATCCAGTATACATTGTATTCTTTATCAATACTACTCTCAAGACTATAGTAATCATTCCATAAATTCTTATATAACTCATCTTTGTTTCCAGCTACTTTTATCAATTCTCTATAAGGAAATATTATATTTTGCGTAACTGTTACTTTTTGTAAGATATGAACAAAAGCGTTCATATTTTATTTTATTTATATTTGGGTTTATTTATATTTGGGTTTATTTACGTTTGGGTTTATTTACTTTTATTTTTTTTATAATCAATTTTGTAAAAATTGACTGTAAACAGTTGTTTCATGATTTGTATTATAAAACCATTTCTTATTTAATTATGAGCGTTACGACAATTGACGAAGCAATTGATAATACACTCTCGGCATTTAATAAGTGTGTGAACGATGACCCGGATATTAAACATATTATTAATAATATTGCAATTGAATTTTCGAATATTCACGTTGTTTTAGATACATCGTTACTATCCTACTACTCAATACGTCACAATATTTCGCATATTTATAAAACTATCGATAAGGCAATTATTGTTATACATTATATCGAACAGTTTCGAATATACGTATCAGTTTATAGAAAAACTCATATTCGAAGCATTATGTTATGTTTGAATGATTTGAATATACAATATAATACAATTTGTGCTATCCTTTCGAATGGTAACTTTCCATTTATTTGATAGAATATTTTACCATTATTTGTTCTATAAATATAGTGAAATAATCTCAAATAAATACCGCTTATTGTTTATCTATATAACTGGCTATAATATCTAATGTATTACTATGATTATGTGGAAAGATATTTTTTTAACGGGTGTTGTATTACTATTAATTGACGTAGGTTTCTTATATTCGATGGGACCAATGTTCCGAAAACAAGTAATAAAAGTTCAGAAAACACCGTTTGTAATGAACTATTTCGGTGCTATATTTGCTTATCTTTTATTGATTATTGGGTTATATTGGTTTATTATTAAGGAGAAACGTGGATTATTCGATGCGTTCCTGCTCGGTTTCGTAATATACGGAGTTTATGAAGGTACTACAAAAGCATTATTTACAAATTGGGATTATAAAACTATGGTAATCGATACACTATGGGGCGGAATCTTGATGGTTCTCACTACATTCACTGTTTATGCGTTAAAGTAAATTAATGTTTTGAATATCTGTATGTGTTTTTATTTTACCATTATAACTTTGTTTTTTAATAAAGTATTTAGAAAATATGTTGTGTATTATCTTACATTATGCCTGCTTCTACTACTCCTAGTGATGATTATATAATAGGTATTGATTTGGGAACTACGAATTCTTGTGTTGGAGTTGAGAAGGATGGGCGATTTGAAATTATAGCAAATTCGCAGGGTGAACGAACAACGCCTTCGGTTGTTGCTTTCACTGAAGACGGTGAGCGGTTAATTGGTCAAGCCGCGAAAAGTCAGATTGTCAGTAATGTTAAGCGTACTATTTATGACATTAAACGTATTATTGGACGTAAGTTTAGTGACGCTGACACCCAGAAAGAAATAGCGGGTTTCGGTTATACTGTAGTTTGCGGTTCTAATGGTTATCCAGAAGTTGTTATTACAGTTGGTGATAAAACGACTAATTACACACCTGAACAAATTAGTGCTATGATCATTGGGTATATGAAGGAAACTGCTGAGGAATTCCTGGGTAAACCGGTTTCACGCGCTGTTATCACTGTTCCTGCTTACTTTAATGATGCACAACGTCAGGCAACCAAGGACGCAGGTGCTATCGCAGGTCTTAAGGTTGAACGAATTATCAATGAACCTACTGCGGCTGCTATCGCATACGGTCTAAATCACGAGTCATCTACTGAAAAAAATATTATTATATTTGATTGCGGTGGAGGTACACACGATGTTTCCCTTGTTAGTACTGACGGAGGTATTATTGAAGTAAAAGCTACTGCTGGTGATACTCATCTCGGTGGTGAGGACATTGATGATATTATCGTTGAACACTTCAAAGCAGAATTCAAGAAAAAATTCCGCACGGATATTATCAATAAGAAACACTTGACACGTCTTCGTATCGCTGCTGAAAGGGCTAAGCGCACACTCAGCTCTTCTAATACTGCTACTGTAGAGATTGATAGTTTGGGTGATTTCGACTTTAATACCGTTCTTACTCGTGCGAAGTTTGAGGATATTTGTTCCAGTTTCTTTAAACGAACTATGTCTCCTGTTGAACAAGTTCTTAGAGACTCCAAAATTAGTAAGACGAATATTCACGAAATCGTATTGGTCGGTGGAACTACACGAATTCCTAAGTTACAATCCCTAATTAGTGAATATTTCAATGGTAAGGATTTATGTAAATCGGTTAACCCTGATGAATGTGTAGCGTATGGGGCTGCTGTCCAGGGTGATGTTTTGAATGGTGCCAGGTCGGTGAAATCTAAAGATATTCTACTTCTTGATGTTACCCCACTCAGTTTGGGGATTGAGACATCGGGAGGAGTTATGACCACTATTATCAAGAGGAATACTACTATTCCATCCAAGAAGGAACAAACTTTCTCTACTTATGTCGATAACCAACCTTCCGCAAATATTAGAGTTTTTGAAGGTGAGCGCCAATTCACTAAAGATAATAATCTACTTGACGCATTTGACCTTAATGGTATTCCTCTCGCACCTAGAGGTGGTCCGCAAATAAAAGTTGCTTATGATATTGATGCCAATGGTATTCTAACTGTATCTGCTAGTGTCGGTGATGGACCTGGTAAGACTCTTAAGATTAATCGAGAAAATAATAGTTTATCGCAAGAAGATATTGAGAGAATGCTTGCAGAAGCGGAGCAATTTAAAGAACAAGATTCTTTACTACGTAAGGTGGTTGACGCAAAAAATTCATTTGAAAATACTCTATATAGTGCTAAGAATAATTTGGACGATGATGCCAGTAAGAACCTTGATGATGCTACCAAACAGGATATCCGTAAACGCGTAGAATCTGATATTAATTGGTTGGAAACACAGACGAATTCCACTACTGTTGAAGAATATGAACAACGCACCAAGGATTTCAATATTTTTATACAAGGTAAAAAAACAAATGTAGATTCCAATGAGGAAGAATGTGAACCTGAATTTAAGATTGATGATGTTGATTAATTACGTTTATTAATTACGTTTATTAATTACGTTTATTAATTACGTTTATTAATGTAATATTTTACTCTTCGTTTCTGGTGTAATATAATATAAATCTTGATTTTTATTATATATTGTTGCTTACACATACCGTTAATGTTCTTTCTTGACGGCAATGAGGACATTTATTTTCTGAAGTTTTCGATTCGTTGTATTTTTTATCACATTTTACATGCATTCGTATATCACATATATTACAACATACATGTACCTTTTCTTCTATTGTTTCCAAACATATTAAACAATTTGGTAGTATCTTATCAAATCGTTTTATCTCTTTGTTTTTTGTTTTTTTTTTATCTCGTTGTTTCCATTTTTGACACGAACAAAAAAACCACATTATTGTTATCGGTTCTTTATTTTTATACTGTTTTATTTTTCTCTTTTTATTTTTTTCTTTTTATTTTTTTCTTTTTATTTTTCTCTTTTTATTTTGCCATATACCTTTTCGTTATTATAACATAAACATTATTCAATAATTTCATAAGATACATTTATTGTAATCATATAGATATTAAATATGAATACATTTAATAATGAGACCACCAACTATCGCTCTGCTTTATCCTATACAACGTAAATTAACTGGGCATTCCATTACAAATGATAATGAAATTAATACATTTTCATGTGTTCGTTTACAAGACCACTATAATAAATGTATTCTAAAGGACTCTAATAGTTGTAAAGATTCATATGATTTACTATTACTTAAATGTAAACATAATCAGTCGACACGGTAATCATTTTTTTTATATTTGAAATTATTCGAGGCTCAGACATTACCCCATCATTTTACTATATCTTATAGCCTCTTCATTATGATACTTTACACGAGCTTTCAATTCTTCGTAATTATATAATAATGGTATATTGATGTTACGTCTATCTACGGACTCATTGTAATGGGATATATTGTTTTCATCTTCGAACCATTTATAGTAGTCTTTATCTATTAATGTCTCGTCGTATATGTTTGTACCTTTATTATTTCCATAATACATATCATATATTTCGTCATAACTATATGTATCATAATCACGTGAACTTATCGTATAAACATTTGTTTCGTTAGTATTGTATAAGTGTGAGTAACAATAATATGCTAGTGCATTTGTAGACCATCTATCTTCTATATATATGCCTTTATTTTCTTCAGACGTTTTCAATAGTGTTTTCATATATTCTGACTTATCCTGTAAATCAAACATCCAATTACGTATATTCATGTATACATTATTCATTTTGTATAATACCTCTACTATCATTTTTTTTTCAGTGCTCGTATAATTTAATGCCTTATCATCGTATGTCTTTACTAATACGCCTCTCATTACTTCTAATGTCTTTTTATACATTGTTAGTAAACAGTTTATCATTTTTACTTCGTATTTATTTATATATGAAGTGAAGAATTCATCGTCGTCTAATATATTATATATTTTTTTAATGTATTTTAAATTTGCTATTGTTTTTTCACTTGTGTTATTTGTAGTTATTATTTCTTGTATTGTTTTGATTCTATCTTCTATTGTATTCATATTGTTTGAATATATAATTGTTGTTCCGTTTCTAAGATTCATGATTGTTGTTGTTTGATATACATTTTTGTTATATCGTTCGTTTTTTTTCAATTTTATTTAATCTTTATGTTTTTTTCAAACACATAAAAAAATATTTATTTTATTAAATATTTTCTTCTTTTTTATTTATTATGTGTTTTATTATTTATTTTTGTTGTGTATTTTGTTGTGTATTTTGTTGTGTATTTTGTTGTGTATTTTATTATGTATTTTGTTGTGTATTTTGTTGTGTATTTT